GAGTGACCTCGCTGCTCCCGCCTTCCTCCACCCGGCTCGAACGTGCGGTCGAGCAGCTGGCACTGGCGCGTCTCGACGCCCTGCCCGAACCGCTTCGCGCGCTCTGGTCGCCGCAGGACTGCCCGGAGGCGCTGCTTCCCTGGCTGGCCTGGGCATTGTCGATCGATCAGTGGTCGCCCGACTGGCCGGTCGCCATCCGCCGCGCGCGGGTGGCAACCGCGATCGAGATCCAGCGGATCAAGGGCACGCGTGGCGCGGTGGAACGGGTGGTCACCAGCTTCGGCGGTGGTGTCGCGATCCGCGAGTGGTGGGAGACCACCCCGCCCGGTGACCCGCACACGTTCCAGCTGATCGTCGCGCTGGGATCTGGCGGGGCCGCGCCGTCCGCCGAGTTGATCGACGCGGTGATCGCGGAAGTCACCCGCGCCAAGCCCGCGCGCTCGCACTTCACCTTCGCCCTGGCGCTCAACGCCGGGGCCAGCATCGGCATCATGGCCGTCGCGCGGCCGATCGCCGCCGCGCGCCTGTCGTTCGAAACAAACCCGGACATCACGCCTGACAACGCGCTGTCCTTCTCTGGCTACCCGCTGACGCTGGGCGGCGAATTCCTGACCGTGGGATCCTGACATGCCCCTGACCCTGATCATTACCGATGCCGGCCGCGCCGCGCTGGTCAATGCCGCAGCCACCGGCACCGCCCCGGTCACCATCTCGCAGATCGGGCTCTCCGCCACCGCGCACGTGCCCGATCCGGACGACACCGCCCTCCCCGGAGAGTTCAAGCGCCTGGGTGGCGTGGGCGGTCTCGCCGTTCCGCCGGCGACGATCCACGTCAGCGCCACCGATGCCTCGGCCGATGCCTATACCGTCCGCTCGTTCGCACTCTACCTCTCCACCGGCACCCTGTTCGCGATCTACGGCCAGGCCGATCCGATCGTCGAGAAGACCGCCGCCTCGATGGCCGCGCTCGCGCTCGACGTGGTGCTCGTCGATGTGGACATCACGGCGCTCGACTTCGGCGACGCCTTCTTCTCCAACCCGCAGGCGACCACCGAGCAGATGGGTATCGCCGAGCTGGCAACCCTGGCGGAGGCGCGCGCGGGCGAGGATAACCAGCGCATCGTCACTCCCTCGACCGCGAAGAACTCGCTCCTCCAGTGGCTGGGCTACACCCCGTTGAACCGGGCGCAGCTGCTGACCGAGCTGCTGCTGGTCGATGGGCCCGGCTCCGGGATCGATGCTGACCTGCTCGATGGCCTGCATGGCAGCGACTATGCGCTGGCCGGAGCCGCGCTCGGCCAGGGACAGACCTGGCAGAATGTTGCCGCCGCGCGCGGCCGCAACACGGTTTACCGCAACACCACGCTCCGGCCGATCCAGGTATCAATGCGGTTCGTGATGACAGGTGGAACGGGCTCTCCCTCGTTCGATGTTTCTGCCGACAATGCCACCTGGGCGGCAGTAGCCACGGCGGTCGACTATCCGGTCAGCGTAATCGTGCCTCCGGGGCACTATTATCGCCTCAACGCGCCGTCCGCGACCGGCAACATCATGGTCTGGGCCGAGCTGCGCTGATGCGACGCGTTGTATCGGCAGTGCTGACAACGCGGCCCGCTGGCTTTGCCAGCGCCGCTGCGCATTGGATGGCCGCATGAGCACTGCGCAGGACGCCCCTACCGATCCCGACCAGCTGCTTCGCCTGGCAACGGTGAAGTCGGTGGACCTTTCGGCTGCGCGCTGCACCCTGCTGCTCGACGATGGCGACGATGGCGAGGTGGAAACCGGCCCGCTGGCCTGGGTGGAAAGCCGCCTCGGCAAGACCCGCGTCTGGTCGCCCCCCAGCGTTGACGAACAGGTGCTGCTGATCTGCCCGGGCGGAGAGATCGGCGCGGGGATCGTCCTGCGCGGCCTGCCCAGCACCGCCAACCCGCCGGCGGGTAACAGCCTGCGCGAAGTCATCCTGTTCGAAGACGGCGCGGAGATCGCCTACGATCCCGAAGCGCACGAGCTGGAGGTGATCCTGCCCGCTGGCGCCACTGCCGCGCTGGTTGCCGATGGCGGGATCACGATCACCGGCGATATCACCCTCACCGGCAAGCTCACCGCCAGCGACGATGTGATCGCGGGTGGCAAGAGCCTGAAGAGCCACAAGCACTCCGGCGTCCAGGCCGGCGCCGCGCAGACGGGGACGCCGGTATGATCGGGATGGCCCGCTCCTCCGGCGCCGTGCTCGATGGCGATGCGCACCTCGCGCAGTCGGTGGCTGACATCCTCACCACCCCGATCGGCAGCCGCGTGATGCGCCGCGAATACGGTTCGCTGCTGTTCGAGCTGGTCGACCGCCCGCTAACCGCCGCGACCCGCCTGCTCTGCGTCGTCGCGGTGGCTATGGCCCTCGCCCGCTGGGAGCCGCGCATCGCGGTGACGCGGGTCGAGATCGACGGAGATCCCGCCGCCGGGGCCGCCAGCATCATCGTCACCGGCCGGCGCACCGATCAGCCCGATCCCAATTCGCTAACCCGCCTCACCGTCCCGCTTCGCTGACCCACTACAGGAGCCTGCCATGTTCCACGGCATCAAGACCAACCTTCTCGCCACCGGCTCTCGCCCGATTGGCGCCTTCACCACTGCCGTGATCGGCCTGGTTGCCACCGCTACCGCCGGCGTGGGCGCGGAAACCACCGCGCTCAACGCGGCCTTCCCGCTCGATACCCCGGTGCTGGTCACCGATGTCCGCAAGGCGATCGGCGATGCCGGCACTGGCGGCACCCTTGGCCCGGCGCTGGAAGCCATCGCCGACCAGGGCAGCCCCTTCGTGGTGGTGGTGCGCGTCGCCGCCGATGCCGATCCGGAAGACCAGGAGGCGCTGGTGGTCGGTTCGGCCACCGATGGCGCCTATTCCGGCGTCAACGCCCTGCTGCTGGCCGAAGCGCTCACCGGCCTGCGTCCGCGCATCCTGGTCGCCCCCGGCCTCGATACCCAGGCGGTCACCGCCGAAATGGTCGCCGTGGCGAAGAAGCTGCGCGCCATGGTCTATGCCCGCGCGATTGGCGCGGCGATCTCCGACGCGGTCACCTATGCCGAGAACTTCGGGGACCGCGAACTGATGCTGATCTGGCCGAACTTCACCGGCGGCTTCGCCGGCGATGCGGTCGCCCGCGCCGCCGGCCTGCGCGCCGCGATCGACGAGGCGCAGGGCTGGCACAAGACGCTGTCGAACGTCCCCGTGCAGGGCGTCACCGGGATCGACACCCCGGTCTACTTCGACATCCAGGACGAGACCACCGACGCCAACCTGCTCAACAGCGCCAAGATCGTCACCCTGGTGCGCTCGAACGGCTTCCGGTTCTGGGGCAACCGCACCCTCGCCGCCGACAGCGAACCGCTCTACGCCTTTGAATCGGCGGTCCGCACCTCGCAGGTGCTGCAGGACGAGATTGCCGAGGGCCTGCGCTGGGCGATCGACCGCCCACTGACCGCCGCGCTGATCAAGGACATCATCGAGACGATCAACGGCCGCTTCCGCAGCCTGACCGCGCAGGGCCGGCTGATCGGCGGCAAGGCGTGGTTCGATCCCGCGCTCAACAGCCAGGCCGACCTCGCCGCCGGCAAGCTGACCGTGGATTACGAATTCACGCCCGCCGCCCCGCTCGAGGCGCTGACCCTCAACCAGCGGATCACCGATCGCTTCTACGCCGACTTCGCCACCCTGGTCGCGGGCTGATCGCCCGCCCCAACCTCCGCTGATCCCGGCCCCCACCTTTCAGGAGACAGCCCATGGGCATCCCTTACAAGCTCAAGAACATGAACCTCTTCCTCGACGGCACCAGCCACCTGGGCATCGTTTCGGAAACCACCCTGCCCAAGCTGACCGTCAAGATGGAAGAGTGGCGCGGCGGCGGGATGCTCGGCCCGCTGATGATCGACCAGGGGCTCGACAAGCTGGAGGCGGAATTCACGTTGGGCGGCCTCGCCGACAGCCCGATCCGGCAGTTTGGCGCGGTCCAGCACGATGCCGTGCTGCTGCGCTTCGCCGGCGCCTACCAGGAAGACGGCACCGGCCAGGTCCGCGCGCTCGAGGCGACCGTACGCGGCCGCTATTCGGAGATCGACCTGGGCAACGGCAAGCCCGGCTCTGACACCGAGAACAAGGGCAAGCTCGCCGGCTCCTACTACCGCCTCGATGTCGACGGTCAGAACTGGCTGGAGATCGACCTGCTGGCCGCCACGTTCATCGTCTTCGGACAGGACCGCTACGCCGAGATCCGCGCCGCCATCGGCGGCTGATCCCGGCCACCACCTTCCACCCGGCGGACCAGCGGGGGCCGCCGGGTGGGAGACCCCGCTTCCCCGCCTGAAGGAATTGACAGATGACCACCCCCGCAATCCAGACCGAACCCAAGGCCGAAGCCGCCGCTGCTCCCGACGCCATCACGCTGGAACAGCCGATCAAGCGCGATGCCGGCGACGTCACCCGGATCATCTTGCGCAAGCCGCTCGCCGGCGAGCTGCGCGGGATCAAGGTGGGCGATCTCATCAACGGCGATGTCTCGTCCGTGCTGGCCGTGCTGCCGCGCATCGCCAGCCCGTTCATCACCGAACAGGAAGCCGCCCAGCTCGATCCCGCCGACCTCGCCGAGATTGCCGGCCGCATCACCGGTTTTTTTCTGACCTCGGCGCAGAAGACGCTGATCGCGCAGATGACCGGCGC